CTTTTTTGCGAAATCTTGCGTTATCTTTTTCTATCACGGCATAATCGGTGTTCCAATGGTTTACAAGCGTGGCGTTTTCTGCTTTCTCGCCAAATCGAAAACCGTTTGATGTAACGCCAAGCGCGGCGGCAGGCTTCAGCGCGGCGAGCGTCGCATAAAACTTCGTGCCAATCAGCGTATTGTTAATGTCAAAGTACTCATAATTTGCGCCGGTTTGCATATTTGTGGTGTAATACATCTGCAGATATCCGCTTGACAGGTCGGTCTTAAATCCGCTGTTTTCTATTGACAACTGACCGCCATCGAGGTTTATATCGCCGCCAGTGATGTTGATGTCGGAGGCTTCGATGTGTCCGGTTTCGAGGTTAAAAGAAAATCCGTTTGTGCCACCTGTGATGATACCCGTCGTTATAGCCGTTGCGTTTATGCCCGCTCCGGTCATGGCGTTGGTGTAGGTCTTGCCGCCGTTTGTGGTGCAGCCTATACCGCCGTAGGTGCATTTAACGCCTTGCAAGCCGTCTGTCGCGAAGCATTCCCAGCCGTCCGGGTTTCCGTCCTTGTCGAGGTCGAGAATGCGGTAATATCCGCCGTTTGCCCCGTTTATAGCGTCTGTAGCGGCTTTTATTGCCGCTTCCATCGAGTTTTTAACCTTGCTGAGTTCAAGCTTTACGGACGCGCTGACAGAGCCGAAAAACATCTCCGTTGTGTCGAGATTGGGAGATGTGATTGTGGACTGCAAGCCGCCGGAGAGGTCTAACTCCTGCTGTGCTACATAGACGGTATATGACTTGTTGTTTTTGTCTTTAACGGTGATAATATCTCCGACCTCTACGCACGGGTCTCCACGCCATGTACAAGTTGACGGATACCATGTACGCCCGTTATACCGTGCATATATCGCGTCTATCTCGGCATGGGTAACAAGCGGATTTGCAAAAGACAGTGGAACTCCTGTGCCTTTCGTATAGACATCTTCATCCTCGCCCGCTGTGACCGCTTCTATTTTGACCGCGCTCTCTGCGGACTTTTTAAAGCCGTTTTCCCACTGGACATCTGCCGTCACGGTGTAGTCATAGGTACTGCCCGGACTAAAAAACCACGAGATATAAAGCTTTCCGACCGTGTTTACTCGTGCAGACATTCCCGCGCATCCGACGCAGTAGCCGAGCACGTCTCGCTCGCTCTGTTCCGTCAGTTCTGCGGCTGTTGCAACGCCGATAACATGATTTTTCAAGGCGGTCTGTGCCGCCGTATCGACATATGTCACACTCAGGCCGTGCATACTTGCGATATTCTCGACGATATCTTTTAGTGTCGTGGTATCGGTCACGGTGATAGACGGCGTCCACTTGCCGCCCATTTTGTCTATCTCGTCATAGCCGGTGACGGTCAAGGTCTTTCCGTCGTCGTCCGTCTCCGGCTTTTCTGTCGCAAAATAGCCGCAGGGCGTGTAATAATATGTTCCGTCCGCCAGAAGCACACCGCTTTCGACAAAAGCTATCTTGTCGCGGTAGTTAAAGGTAGGTAACGGATTATTAAAAGTCGCGGAATAAGAACTTGAGCCCACGCTTCCGACTGTTGCGTCCTCATCTCCGTTGAGAACCTGCGTCACGCTCAAGCTCTGCAAACCGTCCGTTATGACGACCTTATCCGAGACAAAAGAACGAATCCCGAGAGTCGTCACATAATGCCCGAATGTTATCCGGTTGATTATGTGACGAGTCCGTCCGGCATAAGCAGCTCTGACCGCTGCGCGTTTTGTCGCGTTGGTTATTTTATACACTGCCCGTGCCCCCTTACATCTCGGTCAAGTTGAAGCTGAACTCTTTATAAGTCCAAAGAGTCTCGCTGTATATCTGCTCTATGTCCGCTTCGAGCGTCGAGCAGTAGAATGTCTTTGTGCCGAATGCGCCAGTTTTCGGATTCGGCAACCAGCAGTCGAAGCTATCAGCAAGGATAATATCTGCGATTTCTGCGTACTGCGTATTATTCAACCCGCTCGGCATCGTGGCGGTGTATTTGTTCTTTCCCGTCACGATATCGCGAAACATTGTTCCCTTGTTGTTGTCACGCCCGCTCTTGCTGCTGTCGATGATATTTATTCCGGGTTTTAAGCCCATCGGCGTGGGAAGCGTTTTCCATGACGATGTACCCGTTTTTTTGATTTTCATTACGGTCATGCTCATACGCTCACCCCCGCGAGCGGCGTTTTGCCAGTTCTCCTGACAACGCCGTTATGATATTCAATCACCGACTGCCCGACGACCTTGCCGTCGAGCGTGGTATAAATTGAAATTGATATCGGGCGTGAGTTATCTCCGCCGAGTTCGTTCATGACCTCGCGAACTGCCTGTTTCATCGTCGACAGAGGCGAAACGACCTCGGGCTCGCGCTTGTTATCGCCGAGGATAGCCGTGTATTCGCCGTAGTTTCTCGGGACAACCGTGCCAGTTGCAAGGCGAGGTATGCTGACGGTCGGCAGATTAAAGCCGAACTTCTTACCGCCTATTCCGGGCACCCATTCGGGAATATTCCACGAGATTCTGTTTGCCTTATTTACAACGGTATTTATGCAACGCTCGACGAGCGAAATTATGCCGTTAAGTCTGTCACGACCTGAGTTTTTGATTGAATCCCACATTCTCGACGCGCCAGAGGTTATTTTGTTCCAAAGGTCAGCTGCGCAATTTGCAATTCGCGTTCCGAGTGATCTGACGGCGTTCCATGTCGCCGAAAAGGCATCTGAAACCGTTTCCGTCGATATCGTAATGCCCAGCATTGACGCGCCGCTTTGTATCAACGAAAGATTCGCAGTTATAAGTCCGACCACAAGCAACGCTGTGCCCATAGCTTTTTTGCCCCAGCTGATTATAGTTTGTAACCAGCTCGGAAGCTCGGAGAACGCGCCACTTTCTCGCCCAACATCTGTGCCAAACTTAAAAGCCAAAATTCCAGCGGCTATCAGCGCAATATTGCCTGTTGCTATGCCTGCCACAAGTAGTGCTGTACCCAGAGCTATTGAGCCCCACGTTACTACCTGTTTTAACCAGCTCGGCATTGCTTCAAAGGTTCCGCTCGCCTTGCCATATGCCGCCGCTGTGGCATAGAGCGTGATACCTGCTAAAATCATTTTTATACTGCCTAAAGCAAGTCCAGCTACGAGCAAGGCAACGCCGACTATCATTCCGCCCCACGTAATAACTTGGTCTACCCAGTTAGGCTTTGTAAGCGTTCCCGTGCCCTCTCTCATCGCCACGCCCATTGCTATGAAAGCAACGCCTGTAAGGATTGCAGGAATCGACGCGGTCGCAATACCGACAAGCACCAACCCGACACCTGCAAGCGTCATCGCCTGTGATGTTACTCTCTTTATGTTGCTGTCCAAATCAGCTATCTCGTTATCAAACGAGGGCGCAGACGACGCATCTGTGCCGCCCGAACTGCTTGAACTGTTGTCGCTGAGCTGATTCAGCTCGTCGAAACTCGCAAGGCTTCGAGAGGCTTTTTCTGCCGCCTTGCCGACCTTGCTCGTCGCCGTTGCTTGCTTGTTAAGTGCCTTTGCGTTTTTCTGCATTTGCGATACAGATTTTCCGAAAAGCGCGGCGGTAAACGACGCAAGAAAAGCGGATGCCTGTTCGAGCGCGTGCAACAACGCTTTAATCGCGGGCAATGCAAACTCATATATCGGCTGAAAAGCCGTCAATAGATTGCCTTTTATGTTAGCAAGAGAGGTCTGCACCTGCTTGTCCGATGAGGTCATAGAGGTAAGCAACTCTTTAAGTTTTCTAAGCGCCTTTGTTATGACCGTAAAAATAAAGACTCGCTTCGCAAGACCACCGACGCGCTTGACAAACTTATCAAGACCGACAGTCGCTCCTGCCAAGCCCTTCTTAAAGCCTGCGGGTGCTTTTACGTCAAGAGCTTCTGCCAGCTTTGTCTTTGCAATATCAGCTTTACTTTTGAGTCCGTTAAGCTTTGTTTCTGCATCTGCGATAGCCGCCTCAGACGAGGCAAGCTGCGCGGAACGGTCGGTCTGATGTTTTGCTTCGGCTTTACTTTCAATCTTCTCAATTTTTTCGAGAACCTTGTCATATTCCGCTTGTAAGCTGTGGACTTTGTCAACCCACTCGCCGGACTTGCTGTCAGCTCCGGCAACGCCCTGTTCCCACTGCTTGTCATATTCGGCGACTTGCTGTTTTGCTTCGGCGATTTTCGCTCTGAGCGTTTCCGCCTGTTCTATCAGCGGTTTGGCGGCTTCCGGCTCGATATATCCATCGTCGGATTTGAGATTTTCATATTCCGCGCGAAGTCTTTCGATTTCGGCTATCTGCTTTTCGACTTTGGCATTCGCTTCATCGACATTATTCTGCAACCGCTTCATCTTTGCCGACGACTGGTCAATCTCCTTGCCGCTGAAAGCTTGCTTTATCCGCTGATACATACGCGACACCGAATTTTTGACCATATCTGTGGCTTTATTTACGCCGTCCGTGTCAAATTTTGTGTCAAATTTGAGCGAACCGTCTACCATTCAATCACCTCCCGCTATCCTAAAAGCTTATTGAGCGCATCTCTTTCGGCTTGTTCCTGTGCCGAGTATTTGCGCTCAATGTCTATCATCTTTTTGTGCTCTTTATAAAATTCCTGCTCCCACTTGTCGAGCTTCTTATGCCTGTTCTTTTTCTCGCGGATAGAACGGACGGTCGAAAAAAGGCACTCGCCAATTTCCGCAAAATAGCCGAGAAATGTCCACCAATGCATATATGGCACGGCGCGTACTTCCTGCCCGGCGGTCTTATTTACCGCCGAAAAAATCATCTTCTCGTCCTGAGACCATGACACGACTTTTTTTTGCCGCTGTTGACCTGCTTCTTTATAGTCCTCACCGCCGTCGAGAAACCACGACGCTTTTTCAATCGCCTCGTTGTAAGCTTCTCTCGGTATCGAGTCTGGCTCTTTATATAAGCAGTCCAGCATAACCGCCATTTTGTCGTACTCGTTGAGTTCCGGGTCGTCAAACGCCTCGAAAATGACAAGCGCAACGCGATAATCGGAGCAGATGGGATATTCTTTACCTGCCACTTCGAGCGTGGTCGGAAGATAGCCTATCATAAGCTATTTTTAAACCTCGCCGCTTCGGCTTCGTACTTTTTGATACGAGCTTCGGCTTTCTTCTGCTCGGATTTTATGTCAGTTTCTATAATCGGGACAATCGCATTAAAAACGCGCTCGAAAAGCGGAACGCCGCCGCGAGTTGAAAGCGGTGAAGCTGTGCCGAACAGAACGCCGGACACTTCGGAGTTGAAGATATAGTCGAACTGACCGCATATGAACTTGCCGAGGTCGCGGAGACTATCAGCTGCCGTCTCATCGTCAAGGTCTGCCGAACCGTCGCTCTTTATCTTGACGTTCTCATATTTTTTCATTTCTTCGTTTATATTGTTTTTAGCGTTCCGCAGACGCTCTATAAGTCCGTAGTCGGCGGTATCTATACGGACAATTCTCTGCGGGTCGCCGTTAATTTCGTAGCTTTTAAAGCCGTCGTCAAAGTTTATACTCTGTCGCTGCTGTGCCATGTTTTACCTCCTAAAAAGGGAGAGAGGCTGCCGAAGCAGCCCCCCTTTTTTGATTACTTGGACGAATCTGCGGTAAACGTTTTTGTTGCCGCATCAAAAGTTCCCTTTGTGCGTCCGCCGTTGTAGTGGATTTCAAAGGGAATCTGAACGCCGTCTTCGCCGCCTATCGACTGCGGAATGATAATAGCGTTCTCACGATACGCCCACTCACACGAGCCGTCGGTCTTGAACAGCGCGTCAACGACAGTTGTTTCAAGAGCCGAGCCAGTCGCACGGTCGTTGATTATGGACGCAAGGTGCTCATAGAGCGGGTCGCCACTATAAGCATAATAAGGGTCAACAGAGCCCTGCGGCTCGTAACCTTTGACATTGGTCGAGTTCTCGCCGAGTATGTTCTTCTTCGTCTCCGAGTCCGGATTCATCTCAATCGCATACTCTTCAAGGTCTTTGCCCAAACGGACATAGTTTGCAGTTGTGCCATTAAACGACGAATCGATGTAGTGTGCAAGATATTTGCGCTCTATCTTTGCGTTTGCCGTATTGGCAGTAGTTCCAGGCATTAAAACTCCTCACTTTCTATGGTATATTCGGCGTAGATTTGAAGCTGATATGTGACGCCGTCGTTCACGTTCCCTGTCGGAACTGCAAAAAGCATCGCATTTGCGCAGCTCATTTTTGTTATCTCGCCCGGCAGCTCTTTGCCGTCGACAACAGATGTCACCGCGATATGTTTCTGCTTCTCGAGCCAATAGTTCAGCTCCAATAAAAAAGCACTGTGCGCCAGTCGGTCAAACTCGTTGAACGGTCTGCCGTTGGCGTACAGTACAAAGCTGTGTTTGCGTTTCTCATTGCCTAAAATATCTTTTCCGACAAGCGCATCGCCCGAAGAATAGAGTCCGAAGTCCCCGCTCTTGTTTTCGGAAAAATCGACATGCAAACCGTTACAAAAGTCGTCTATTTTAGGACACTGAGAGAGTGTTTTTTTTACGGTTTCGATTATGTTCATCTATTTGCCGCCTCCTGCGCGTCGGCAAGAATTTTGTCCGCACGGTCAGCTTTCATACGCTCAAACCAGTGCGAACCTGCGAGCGGATTTTTTGTGGTATCATACGTCAGCGGTCTCCCCGTCGGGGCTTTACTCGGCGGTGACCACCAACCCACAATCTCGCCTTTTTCTTTGACTGGGATATTGGGACCATATATCTCGCCCATGTACTGATAATGTGCATACGGACCCAACTGTCGGATTTCGCCAGTACCTATGACAGTAGGGATAGTCAATGCCTTTGTCGCCAAAAAGCCGGACTGATACGGGATATACGGTGTCATAAACTTAATGACATCAGAGTCGATAACGCACTGGATTCTATACGCCCTTTGGTTCATCTCTTTTGCAAATTGCGGATTCCAGTGAATCTTGACATTTATCGTCCCGGTATATTCCATATTGTCGGGTTGCTTTATTTTGTCGGACACGCTATCACCTCACATCAAGCTCGGTGTGGCGCATTTCCGCCGAGCCATAATCGCACATCCGGCAAGCCATGACCGTGTGAACATCATACCTGGCAAAAAGCTTTTTTACGCTCGCGCTCTGAGCTTCTTCGGTCGAGTTATCAATCGTCAGAGGCACAGAGTCTTTGATTATAAGGTCTTTCTGCGGAGTAAACTGCAAGAGCAACGGCAGAAAAACCGTCACCGTGTCGCTCTCGGTCTTGCCGTTTTTGCCCGTCGAGGCGGTTGACTTCATATCCCAAAAAACGTGCGGCAGGAATATCCGCTCGTATTTGCCCCCTATAAGGCGGTACACGGTTGCTTTTGTGTTGGTATACATCTTTACCCCCTGTAAAGTAAACCCGTGTCACCGAGCCACAGATGCAGAATACGGCTATATTCCTGCTGACTCTCGCGGTGTCTGTCGGTTGCCGATGCATAAGATACGGAGTAGCTGCCAACGCTCTCGGAGGTCTTGCCGCTCTGGTTGTCTGTGCTATGTTCCGACTGTAAACATTCGGCGAGCTCGCAGCAACAAGACTTAATCGCTTCCGTCACTTCTTTAATCCGGCTGAATGTGTGCCGCTCAATAACCTTGGAGGCTCTGACGGCGAAAAAGTCGAAGTCGTCCTTGCTCATGGCGTCCCCGCCGTGGAGATAGTCATTGAGATAGTAGCCGTAGTCTGCATACTGTGTCATCGTTAGTCACTCCTTATGCGGTCTTGGGCTTAATGGCAATTCCGTTAAGAGCTGCCGCCTTGAGGGTATTCTTGAGAACCACACCCGCAACAAGCTCAACTTCGCCGCTCTTGACTGCTCCGGGAGCAGCCATATCGGGAAGATAGGTGTTTATAACGCCCGTTCCCGTAGGCGCGATGCCGTGGAATGCGTCAAGTCCGAGGTTTACGGCGTAAATGCTCGAAGTTCCAGCCGCAGTCGAGGACGGAGTGGAAGTGCCTATGCAGTCAACGGACGCACTGCCGTTGTAATACTCGCCTGTGTCGAGCATAGGAATGTCGCCGTAATACTCAACCCAACGACCGAACTCGTCACGCTCGCGGGAGTAATAACTAGCTCTGCGGGCGCAAGCTCTGACCTTGAGGAGCATATCGCCATTCATGAGCAGGAGCGACGGCTTACCGTCAACCTTATGAACAAGCTCATCAAGTTCGTCGAGGAATGCGGCATAGTTGGCATCGAGTTTGGACGAATCGGAGAGGTCAATAGTGGAAGTTATCTCGGTGGACTTGCCAGCGAGGGACTTTCTCAGACCGTCGAAAGTGTTGGTCACATAGCCTGATCCGGTGCTTGCCGAAGAGCCGTTAATAACGAGGTTGTGGAAATAGTTGGTCGTTGCCTTGATCTTTTCGCGGAGCTGAAATGTTATCTCATCAACCGCGCCGGAGGTATTCTCAATGACGCGGTCAACGTTGAACTTGCCGCCCATTATGATAGCCTTCGCGGTCTTTTCGATTCTCTTTGCCTCGTTAGCTTCATACTCGCCGTTAATCTGACGAGTGGTGGCGGTGGAGGGAGTCTGAAGCTGAATATAGCCGTAGGTCATAGTCGAACCACCAGTGCCGGGTGAAATCGCGTTGTCGAATGTGAGCATATCGAGGAGCAGAGACGAACGTCTGAACTCGTCGATAACCATCTGGTCTACATGGTCAGCCATGCCGACCTTTGCTTCTGCAAGAGTAATTGCCATTGTTTAAATCAACCTTTCTTTGAAAATTTCTCGGAAAGTGCAGAACGGAGGGTCATATCGCCGTTCGGATTCTGCTTTCTTCCCGTTCCGCCAGCATAGGGCGGAGGTGTGTTATTTTCCTCGTCAAAAAGATATCCGTTGTCTTTCTTGAGGGTTTCGAGCGCGGCATCTATATCGTCGCGCTGATTTTTGCTCGCCTTGAGTGCGTCAACATCGAGCAACGCCTTGACTGCTTTCACGCTCTTACCTTTTTTGCCAGTTATAGCAAGGTCGAGCGCGTTCTCGAAGTCGAGGTCGGCGAGCTGCTGCTCATATTTTGTTTTCTGCGTGTTGAGGTCATTTGTGAGGCTTGTTATCTTGCCTTTTAAATCCTCAACATCTACGCCCTCGAACTCTTTGAGTGAGTTTGTAGCGGTGTCGAGCTGACTCTTGAAGTTGTCACGTGCCGCCGTAACCTTGCCGAACTCGGCAATGGTCTTATAGTTCTCCGCGACTGCCTTGTCGAAGTCTGCTTTCTTATCCTCGGCAACGGTAACACCGTATTTTTCGAGAATAGCGTGAATGTTTTCCATAGTAAAATCCTCCTGAACATTGCTTATATACCGCTCTGTCTGCGGTCAGAATTTAGCCACATGAACCAGTGGCGGGGTAAAAATGGATATAAAAACAGCGCCTCGCACGAATGCGAAACGCTGAGATTATTGAATTGTGTCAATCGTGTTTTGGGGTCAAAATGACCTTTACATCTTTCTTTTCTATTATCTCGCTATCTGAGACAACCGCAAGAACTTCGCCGTCCTCTGCGGTTATAATAACCTCTTCGTATTCCTTGCCTGAGATGTTCATTTAATCACTTCCTTTTACGGCTTCTCTGCCTTGTTTATAACTGAATCCCGCCGCTTTCAGACGCGCAGTTTGTGTCCGCAGTCCTGCCGCTTTGGAGAATCGCGCATATTCCTGATTAAGGCGGGTATATCGTGTTCTCGCCGCCTTGAGTGCATCGTCGTCGCCCGCGCCCTCAAGAACCGTTATCTTTCGCTTGCATTTGCGGATAGCAGTTTCAAGCCGCCGCTGCGCCTGTGTCGCTTCATAGGTGGTGTAGTGCTTGCCTTGATATGTTATGCCGTCGGCGTTCGCCCTTTTAAAGGCTTCCAGCTGCTCGGCAGTGTATGTAGGTTCGGTAACGCCATAAAAGATAGGAAAAGCCGCATGACCGCAGTTCAAAGTGCCGATTCGGCGAACGAGGCTATCGTTGAGCTTCTGATAGTCCTCATCGCGGTATTGCTTGCCTTGTATAGGTTCGTGGTCGGGAGCACTTGCGGCGTGGGCTGATATTTCCCAGCCGTCCGCGCCGTACTTCTCGTGATTTTGTTCGCTGATTTTTTCCTGCATCAGACCGAGACCACCCATAATATTACGCCTGACCGCCGTTTCTATCGACGCTTTCGCACCGCTCTCATAGTCAACAGTGACAAGCCCCCGCTGATAGAGGTTTCTGCACGCCATTTGAACCGCCGTGTTATAGTCTGCCGCGCCCGTGAACACCTGCTTAAAGGCATAGTCACAATAGGCGTTATAAGCGTCATAAAGCGGCAATCTCTGCCCGTATGGGCTTATCATGCCTATGGTCTGCGTTATGTTGGTGAAGTCGTCCTGTGCAAGTGTGACCGCCGCTTTGACTATCTGCTGTAAGCTCTCGTTGTTCTCAAACTTAACGCCGTCAATGCCCGGAAGCTTTGAGATATCAAAGTGATAGCCCTCTACCGCAGCTTGTTCAAATATCTCATCTATCTCGTCGAGCGAAGTTTCAAACAGCTTCGCGAGTTTCTTTTTAATCTCTTGACAACTTACGCCGAGTTCCTGCGCTTTCCATATCTCGTACTCGGCGGTTGATGTTATCTTTCCCGCTTCCGCTATCCTGCGGGCGATATCCCGCAACAAAAAATCGGTCACCGGGTCTGTTATCTGTGTGGCGAGGATTCGCAGCGCGTCAATGCTTTCCGGCGGCAACATAATTACTCATCTCCCGCCGTCATGCTCTCAAGCTCCGGCATATAATTGTCTCGTATGTTTTGGATAGCTTCCGGAGTATCCCACGGCAGCTCAAAATACCACGCAACAGCTATCTCCGGCTTAATAAGTCCCATCTGCACCATAGCGCAGTACTCATTCCACGTCTTGTCGCGGTTATAAAGAACACCGTCGCCGTAGTCGAGTGTAACCTCGTCCGGGGCGATAGGCGCATAACCGCCGATATGATAAAGCGCGCCAAGCTCCGAGCAAAGTTCCAGCAGCTTTTTAACTGTCTTTGTCCAAACCCCCTGCATATCGATTATAGTCAGATTATAATCACCGTCAGAAGATGTTATTTCCGTAGCTGTTCGCTCGGCTTCCTGCACATCTGACAAAATACCGCGCTTAAAGCCGATAAGACTTTCGATATTCCGCAGATATTCGGTCTTTCTTGTAAGATAGCTCTGCTCCCGGAACGCGGGCGAGAATATCGTAACGCCGAAGTCCTGCGGGTCTTCGTCAAAAGCGGTAAAGATATCATCTTCGAGACTGCGCGTCTTCGTATTTCCGTTCTTGCCGGGCTTCTGCCGGGTGAGGTCTTCGGGCACCATTATACGCGCCCTACCGAGTTCAAACTCGCGGGAAAGCTGCCATTCGTTACGGTTGATTCGCGCTATGAGCTGTGCCGCGGGTGCATATATCGCTACGCCGTCCGCCGAACCGTCAACCGTGTTGTAAAGCGGCGTTTTGAGTGATACAAGACCGATTCCGTCAACGGGCAACACCGCCACAGGCTCTAAATTCGCATATTTTTCGAGCGTGTCGAGTGGGACTTCCACGCCGAGCGTGTTTGAGTCGCTTGACCGAAAGAGCTTTGTTTCTATCGTTAAAGCTTGCCCTGCCGTCCTGCGCTCGAGCAAAGTATAATATTTGCCGTCTTCGATTGTCGTTTCCGCAGTTCCAACACTTGTAAGCTCGTTCAGTTCGTTTCTCGCAAGCGGTATAAAGCAATCGCGCCTAATCGGGACAAAATAAAACCCGTCCGCAGTTGGTACAGGCTTTATAAGGCATTCGCCGGAGATGAGTGCCTGCTGAAACGCTTCGCGCCGTATCTCTTCCAGCTCGCCGAGAACTCGCTCTGCAAATGCGTTTTTAGTGCTTGTCTCATACTCTGAAAAAGTGGTCTTTATAAGCTTATTGACGACGAGAACGGGCAGTCGCTGACAGTCGTCGAGACCGTCGCTCTCGTGGTCGAAATACATCTCGAGCCATAGCTTGATAGCGGTTTTCATTTCTCGCGTCGTGATATCTTTGACCCCGAATGCATCGCTGAAATTATATATTTTCTCGCAATTAAGCAGCGCAGATATAACGCTCATTTGTTGCCCTCCGTGTTTATTACTATCTTTTTGAGTGACCTAACACCGCGCTCAAGCCCTGCGATGTACGCCCTCAGGCGCTCGTTCTCGCGTCTCAAATCATCTACCTCAAGGTTTAAGCTTCGCAGTTCTTCTTTCATGCTTTCTTTGGCGTATGACGGCAGATATTTTTCACATATCCACATCTTGATTTTCTTCATTTTTGTCCCCTATGTACCCCATCCAGCGGAGTTCCCTCCTTAATACCGTGTAACAAAAGTAACGCATATCGTCCATCGCGTGGTCATATTCCTTTACAACCTTGTCAACGGTCGATTTCTCATCCCAGCGATACATGCCGAACTCTTTCAAGATGCCCTGACAGCTCGAATTTATCTTTATGACGCCGCCTTTGACCATCTCAGAAGTGACTCGGATTCCGTCAATTACATCGTTTTTTGCCTTGCGCACCGAGAACTTACCGTGCTTTCTGATACAGGTTATAAAGCTCGCGGCGGACGGGTCAACAATTATTCGCTCAATGTCATAGCCCTCGGCGAGTTCTTCGACCGCTTTATAATATTCCTCGTCAGTCATTTGTCTCTGTCGCTTGCGACCGTCATAATAAAACTCTTTAATGCGCGTCGCCGTCTTGCCGTTTAAGCACCACAGACCCGCCGAAAACGGATTCAATGTGCCATAGTCGATAGATATAAAATAACGCCCCTGTTCCGGGACGGTATCATCAATTAAACTGTTGACATCGACATCGTAAACAAGCCCATCTGCCGCTACCCACAGACCTAAAATAAACCGCTGATAAAACACTCCCGACGGGTAAAGCCTGAAATATCGCTCTCTTATCTCGTCTGTAAGTGACGGATTGTCGGTTAATAAAAAGTGTATGTGGTAGACATGTTTCTCTTCGGGCTTTGTCACCCATTCTTCGTAAAACCAATGTGCCGGGCTGTCGGGATTGCAGTTGAACCAGTACTTTGACCCGGTCACCGAACATCTCGCGATAGCCTGTTCAACAAACGAGCGAGGCATAAGGGCGACCTCGTCGAGCAGAACGCCGCCGAGTGTCATGCCCTGAATGAGCGACGCCGAACTCTCGTCTCTGCCGCCGAACACATAGAAATAGTTTGTCTTGTCGTTTCCGGTCACCACAAGAAGCTTGCTTGACCTCTTATAATTAAGCTCAAAATACGCCGTTAAATCGGTCATTCCGAGCAGCGGCGTTATTATGTTACGCTCTGCCGATTGGACGGTCTTGCCGCATATAGCGAACGTCTGACCGTCAAAATACCGCATAGCCCAATGAATGAACGACAGAATCATGCAGACGGTCTTGCCTGAACGGACTGCACCGTCGCATATAATAGCGTCATATTTGTCTTTATCCTTGCCGTGACACCAGCGCAAAATCTCCTTTTGCTTCGGCGACAGTGTTGTTATTTTCATTCGCCGTCACCGTCCAGTGCCTTGTAAAGCTCTGATATGTCGCTCTGCTGCTGACCGCCATTCTCGGCGGCAAGCTCCATCAACGCTTTAAATGCCATTGTATCGCCGTTCATCGCCCGGTTGAGCTGCGCGTATATCATCGCTTCTTTGGCTGATATATTAGCCCCGTCCGTTATCTCGCTCAGATAGTTGACCTCTGCCGGGTCACTGTTTTTGAGGTACATCGACATGGCGCGTCTCACTATTTCGCGGGTATCTCTCAGGTCACGGCGCACCTCGCCTGAACGCTTTCCGCCTTTCCTCTGGTCTTCCACTGTTAAAGTGTGTCTTTTGCCCGCAAAATCTGTTTGTTTAGCCATGCCACCACCTCTCTTTTAATTCGCTGTTACCAACGCTTTTTCTTGACCTCGACATATTCATAACCAAACTTTTCCATGCCGCTGTCTTTCCACATTCTTTTCGCCGTTCCGATATATACCTGATTGTCTTTGCCGTTTAAGGTCTTGCCCTTTAACGCGAGCTTTCTTCTGACGCTATCTACCGATTTTTGCGCTCGGGATTTATATTCTTTTTCTACTTTATCGGCAGCCGCCATCATCTTATAAGAGTTTCGTTTTGCGCCTCTTTTTGCTCTAAAAATATATGTGTTTTCATTCGGTCCATTTGCTACGGCACGAGATTCTCCAGCAAATCCCAGCCTTATATGATTCTTGATGTCCTTTGAAGAAAAAGAACCACCTATTACTCTGTTATCGCCATTTGGGTGATTATGTGTAAGAATTACGGCTTTTTTGAAATCTGGGTGTCCTGTTGGTATAGCGACGGCTTCTTTGTGGTTGCTCGTTCCTGCAACCACAAGTTTTCCGTTCGCGTCAAACAGTCCAACATATTCAACGCTTTTATCGCGTATTGCATTTTCAAACTCATGCATAGACATGTTAGCAAACTTCTCTGTTTTATCATAAAACGCTCTAACGCGGCTGCCTTCGTCTCCTGTGTTATCGCCTTTTCCCCAGCCACTGTCAGGTCTATTTCCTTTTGCCATTTCTTGCCCCCTGCAAATAAAAAAGAGACCGCCGATGCAGTCTCTTTAATCTTTTTGTTCTTCGTTTAATATGAGATGTGGTATTTGTCCATAACAGCCGTTCGTTCTTCGATAGTCTCGGCTTTCTCAAACTCTCTCATGAAATCGCCGTATTCGCGCTCGAGCGTCTCTTCGCTGAAAGCTTCTTTGAGTTCTTCGTCCATTTCGTCAAGTACTTCTTGTATTGCCTCTTGTATTTCTGCATCCGTTGCAGGTTCAAGCTTTGACTCGTCGATTTTCTCAAGGTCTTCAGGGTTATATCCGGGTACCAGCATTTTCTTTTTCTCCTTTTCTTTTTTGTTATTATAGCACGCAAGATTTGAAAAATCAATCCTGCGCGAATCTCGTCTCAGCGAAAGACGGTATTCTTTCTATATTTTCAAATTCTGTCTTTGGCAGTTTGCCATAAACGAACACCTTTGACGGGTTCAGCTCTTTGAGCATGGTTTGGAACTCCCATTTGAACGCATCTACGCCCGTTGTGCCGTCTTTCGTCCACATACTCGAGATTGCTATAACGCTGCCGCGAGGCTCGCCCTCGAGATACCACTCTTTGCAGCGCTCGTCAGTGCTTGCTCTGATAGTCGGGATAACGGTTAACCCGCATTCCTGCATATAGACCGCTACCCAATGTTTACGATAATGATTGAATATCTGTGTTGCCATAGGCATATCGCCGTATGGCGAAAAGTCGGGAGAGAGCACACAAGCATATTCCGCGAGCTTCTCTATATACTTCTCGGGCGTGTTCCAGATTCTCTCGAATTTATAATCATCGCGAAAAAAATGTACCCCTGTTTTTTGCTTCTCTTCCGGGCTTCGTTTGTCACTTAACACAAAGTCAAACGGAATCCAGTCTGTGACCTCCGGAAGCTGGTATACCGGCTGTATCTCGGGTATATCATATTTGCCGACCCCGGAGAACTGCGCCCTTTCAAGATTCAGAATATTTGCTTTCCGCGTCTTGGTATCGAGCTTGTTCTTTTTCTTGACTTCCGGTGTCATGAAGTTGAACCCGAACTTACCCATATCAAAGTTGAATATGCCGCCGAGCTCTTTGTCAAGGAAGCCGAAGTCCCATTCCGCCTTTTCCGCGACTTTGTTGTCAGCGAGCCTAAATGCTTTTATCTGCTCGTCGTCGAGGTCATCGGCAACAATGCAAGGCACCTCCGCCAAGTGAAGCTTCTTTGCCGCCTTTAGTCTCGTGTGACCACATATGACTGTGCCGTCACCGTCAATTACTATCGGGACTTTGAAGCCGAACTCCGATATGCTCTCGACGACATACTCCACCGCTTCGTCATTTCTGCGCGGGTTGCGCTCATACGGCTTGAGGTCTTTTACTTTCTTTGTAATTATCTCCATGTTATCACCTGAATTTTTAAAGCGTTGTCGGCGGCTATCCGACAACCGAATAACCACCGACAACCAACGGGAAGGAACTAACTTGTAGGTGTGCAAAGTCGGAGTTGAACCGAACTGTCGGGGTGTATCAGCCCCGAAGATAACCGTATGCCACCATATGTGCCGCCCGAGCTGCGTCTTGTCATCAGCCATCGGGATTTATACGGCTTAACAAGCCGCCGCCGAGCGCTCAGGCAACCCGATACTTAACTTCTCGCGCTTCCTCGCCCTCTTGGCGGCAGCGACTTAAATGGCTTTTGGGCGGAGCAAAGGACTCGAACCTTTAATGCGCTTGTGCGCATATCGCCTGAAAGCTCCGCATAAAAAGCCCTGCTATTAACCCGCCGCAGGGCAAGGCGGTAAGAAAGGAGCCGGTTTTCCGCACCGGCGAGCGGTGGAGATGTGGTAAACAACATGAACGGAGAAAAGAAGTAAAAGCGGTTGCCCGTCCACTTTTACATCTATATGATATCATATCTCCCAACTGTATTTCACTGTATTTTACAGTATTTTACTGTACACTTTTGGCGTTGAGTAGTTCTTCGAGTGCCGCGCAAGCTTTCTTGTTCGTTTTCCAACACCACTCTCGGGAATATCCCATCTCTTCTGCAATGTCTTCAAAGCTCATCCTGCTGAGGTGCCTCAAAAGCAGAAACTCTTCCCACTGCGGCGGGAGTTGGCTCACAAGAGCCTGAAACTCGTTTTCGGCGGCGAATTTTTTCTGATATATCTCTATGATTTCGTTGCCTAAGTCGACATATTGAGATATCAAGCTGCTCATTTTGTCCTCTGCTGTCTTCTGCACCGACTCGGACGGCGGGGCGGTAATTGATACCAACATATCAAACAGCTCCGATTTCTGACGCTGTTTGAATGACAACTCATTGTCAAGGTGCTTTATTCGGTTGACGTATTCGGGAACGGTCACAATATCACCTCTATCTCTGTTCTCGGATTTTCCTTGTCATAGCTTCCGCACAGCTGAAGCTCGACGTTTGAGAAACTATCATCTTCAATTATCCCCGCTTCCCGCAAGCCGTCAAGGATAAACTTGCCGTTGTAGTTGTCGGGGTCGTGCCGCTGCCTTGTGCGGAAAAAGTATGTAATTCTGACAACGCACTTTTTTATCGGCTCGGACGGTTTCGGTCGGCAGTACGCCGCGCACAGAGCTTCCCACTGCTTTTTTTCCGCTCTATAAGCCCATACATTCTCACGCCCCGCGAACTTGTTAAGAGACGGCGGGATATCGGGTATAGTGTAGATATATCTTTTGCGCTCGCATTGTGGGCACACCTGCCGACCTTCGGGGACTATCTCTCCGCAGCAAACACATCTGTCAGCGTCAGGCATTGTCTTCACGCTCCTTTAATGCTCGTTCTGCTTCTTCACGGGTAGGAAATGTAGCACTTCCCCATTCTCTTGCAAACATAAAGATATTTATTTCTGTTACATTGCAACCAGCGACTCTAAGCTTATAAGGACATTTCACGTCATTTGGAAGCTCGCAAATCCTATCATCTGTTCCAAAACCATAAAATTCGCATTCAGTCTGTGCTCCGTCAATATCTTCACAAGAACATTGCGTAATGCGATACACCGTATCTCCTACCTTGCAGGGCGGCGCGATAACGCCATGTTCAAGAAGTAAGTCTGCCGTCCTTTCCTCATAGCACCGTTCAAGGTTTGCATACTTGCAATTCTCGTCGCAAAGATAAGGCGACGGGCAAGAACCAAGTTTTAGAATTTTAATCAGCCGTTCTCTGTCTGCATCAGCCATTTAATCATCCTCGCTTTCGAACCATTTCATTAGCTTTTCCATGCACATCGGACACAAATCTTTGAATTCGCCCCGCACAAACACCGTTTCGCCGTCCCAGTCTAAAATAGTCGTTTTATCGCGTATACGGAATACATATATGTTGCCGCATTTATCACATCTTTTAGCAAGTGCCATTGTTGTTACCTCCTAATAGTTCGGGGTTATCATAGATATTGCCAATAACCTCAAATTCGGTTGGACCATAGTCAAATGTTGTAAATCTCACACCCGCTTGCCCGATAAAACTCGTGAGATCGTTGTCATAGACAATTTGATAAATGCTCATTTTGCCGAAGCAAACTCTCTTTACTATATCGCCCTCAAAAATATTTGTGCCTTTTCTATCTTTCAGACCTATGTACTGTCCTATGGTTTCAGGGTTTACAATATAGTGCGAACTTGGCTCGTTGTATTCTTTTGGGTGCGGAACAGTAATATAATCACAAAGCTCGTCGTCAGTTCTGCAATACTTAGCTTTATAATAATATCCCTCAACCCATTCACCGTTGCCTATTGTTTTGCCGCGAAAAAGTATCTCACGCATTGTTGTCACTCCAATCTAAAGCCTGCCCGCAATATTTACAACATTTTTCACTATCAAAAACATGAAAAATATGACTATTACAATTAGGACATTTATAGCATTTATCGAGCGACGAGCCGTCACTTATTTCTCTTCCGTGATGCCTAAATCTTGTATCAACATATTGAGGCTTCTTCGGTATCTGCTTTTCGAGGGCTTCTTTGCACACAATAAGCATTTCTGTATATTCTTGTACGCCTTGATACTTTTCAGAAAATTCTACATCATTCAGAAGCTCTAGCGCTTTTTCTGCTGTCATATTTTTACCTCCATTAAAAATTTCTGATTTGAAACGCATCGCCACACTGGATGATATCGGGATAATTTGACATCGCAATCTTTTGCGCATAAGGGTCTATTTCATAAGCATAATACTCAATATTTTTAAACCCCATTTTATCTAAGCAGTACCTACCTGTTGCTATGCCGTCGTAAAGTGACAGGACTACAAGCTCTTCGTCTCTCGAAACATCTTTAAGAGCATGATTTAAAATATGTATAATAACCTCTGCCGTCCACCCATTGCCGATAGCACGATATCGCTGAGTATCACTAACTCCGCTCGTATAACCGTCCGGAAGAGTTTGCAGTCTCTCACATTCTAACGGTGTAAGCTTTCGTATAAGGTAATAACCGTCTCGCAGTTTTACGGGGTATTGTTTGTCCTTGATGGTTATAAGCCCGTCTCTAACCTCATAAACGGGGAGTTCCTTTCCTTTACCGCCAACAGGAACAGCATACAATCCAGTTTTTGCGCCGACTCCGCCGCCTTGTCCACAAAGCGTAGTTGCTTTTCCGTCGGGACTATATACACGATATTGTTTGCTGTCGTGCGACTTATTTTCTACATTGCTCTCTATAGTTCCTATGCGTATCGGCGTTGCAACAGCGGTTGCGGAATACCCGCCATTTGTAACAAAGTTAGCTATCCCGCTTTTATAATACTGCGCTTTAACAGTCCTTGCTTTGCCGTCGGCGGTCGTATTGACTGGTACAACCGACCCAAGCCGATAATAAACCATTGTGTTTTGCGAGTGCCCGAAATATTCCCTTGTGGTTGTTCGCCCAATAGAACTCAAAATAGTTCTCGATTTATCCCGGTCGGTAGTCCAGCCAGTCTCAAGCACATTGCGAAGTAAAATCCCTCTATCTTCCGGCTGTTCTATATCACCGAAATTCGTAACATAAAACCTCTCGCGATGTTGTGCCGAAACCAACGCGCTGTCTATGTGCGTAAGCCGAACCGATGAGTCTTTGCCTCCACCAAGAGCAGAGTAAATCGCGTCTTTTATGGGCTGAGCCGCCGACTTGTTATTCTCATATAAAAAGATGTCGGGCTGGAATTTCTCTTTCGCTATCCGATAATTCTCGAACAGCTCCCAGCCTATACCTTCCGGCAGAACTTCGCGTCCGTTTTTTTGCGCTATGCTCCACTTTGTGCAAGGGCTACCGCCAATTAAAATCTTAATCGGCGTTCCACTCTTCGTCACCGTTTTGCTGCAATCCATTTTCTTACCTCCCGCTTGAGCCGAATCCGTTGTTGCCGCGTGCCGTCTCATCGAGACTATCGACGACTTCAAGCTCGCCGCTGCAAATCGGCAAAATGACGAGCTGCGATATCTTATCGCCCTTTTCAACCATATAGGGAATCCTGGTGTTGTTGTAAAGTTTGACACAGATACTGCCTGTATATCCCGCGTCAATAACGCCCTCGCTCGTTATGCCGTATTTGACGTTAAGCCCGCTTTTGCTCTTGAGGAATCCGACAAACCCCTGCGGTATCTCGATATGTACGCCAATGTCAAATACCGCGCTTCCCTGTGCCGGGACTATCTGACCTTCCCTTGCCATGAGGTCGAACCCTGCATCTTCGGGATGTGCCTTGTAAGGCTTGTATGCGCCTTTTTCTAAAACAATTTTCATTTTGTTAAGCTCCTTTTGTTTCTTCATCGTTCATTGGCTCGTTCCAGCATTCGTCACACTCTGTCTCCGGACACTTTCCACCGTAGATTCTTTTTTTGCACATAAGCGGGACTCCGTCCCGATTTCTCTGCGCTTCTGGAAATTTCTCCAAAAAGTCCTGTTTATAAGTTTTTTTCGCGTGTTCGTTGCTCCACTTTTGTAGATTCTCAATTAACTTTTTGGCATATTCGGCGCCCCTTGTTATAACGGGGTGCTCGCAAAAAGCAAACAGCGGGCATTGCTCTTTGTTAGCCGCATCAGCTGTGCACCCAGTGCGTGAATCGCAAAGCCTTTTTGCTTCGGCAAAGAAGTCTATCGTTTTGTTGCAATCCATAGTTTTTCCTTTCTGCCCGGACTTCCGCCCGGGCACTGCATTATTTTTTCTTGTAGGCTATCGGCTTTGACATGCTCTGACGCTCAAACTCCGAGATGTCATATGAAGCTTGTCCTTTTGGTTTGACATCTGCGGTCGGAGTCCTGCTATCACGCCGTGCCCAGTTTCTGATAGTGGCAAGGTGGTTTTTATAGCTCTTGCCCGTGCTTGCCATATACGCGCTCAGGCGTTCGATTCTGTCAGACCAGTCGAGGAACTCTGTTTTGAGTTTCTCAAAGTCTTCGTCAGACAGAAGAACATTTTGATATTCGCCGTATTTGTGACGCGTGGGCTTTTCTTTATCTATTTCTTTTATATCTTCTTCTATATCTTTATCTATATCTTCTTCTATGCCTTGACTTCGTTGACATGTCATTGACATGTCATTGACAGCCTGCAAGGCACGCTTTTTGGCGCGGGATTTTTGTTGTGCGAGTCGGTTGTACTCCTTGAGTTCGGCTAACTTATCGACACTTTGGTGTTTCTCCCAATTTGGGATAGTTATTGTGCCGTTCACAACCTCTATCATTCCGAAGCTTTCAAAGGTGGTAAGAGCGAGTCGCACGGTGGACATGGGACGGCGAAAGATAGTTGCAAGCATTTCTTCGGTGTATGGTATGCGGTCACTAAGCATAAGCACGCCGCAGTTATTCTGCTTGCCCGCGAGACAGAGGATTTTGAACCATATAACAATTATGGAATCAGCGTCGGGCATACTCTCGATGAGCGCTATTTTCTCGTCGTCGAAGATATTTGTACAGAGCTTAATCCACTTGAGTTCCATTGTCTCAGCTCCTTTTTATCGTCCTGAAATGGGCTTGTACGGGAACGACATATTTTCCCTCGCGCTCCGCTACATAGCGTCTGAGCCCTTGCGCCCTGCGTGACAAGCTCTTGCAACGGCGGTCTGTCTCATTGAGAAAAGCTTTAATCTCGACAATGTCATCGGAAAGCCAATAACCGACGCTATGCGACGATGAGAGAATAGGCGCTCCGCCGTCCCTTGCAAGCTCTATCAGCTTGCGAACGGTTCGGTCGTCGAGCCCCGTATAAATGCAGAGTGCTTCCCGCGTGACCGCGTTTTCCTTGCCTTTGGGTATAAAGTCGACTATGTTCATCTCGCTACCTCAGAACGGCAAGTCGTCGCTTATGGGTATTTCCTCGAAGTCGTCGTTGTTCGAGATCTGCGGCTTGTCCGCTTTTGACCCGCAGAAGCTGACTTCGTCGGCAATAACTTCAAATGCGGTGCGCTTGTTGCCGTTTTTGTCCTCATAGTTGCGCTGCTGAATACTGCCGCGAAGCGCTATCATTGCACCCTTTTTGAAATATTTCTCGACGAACTCGGCGGTCTGCTTCCATGCGACAACGTTGATAAAGTCGGTCTGCTCTCTCTGAAAACGGCGGTCGACTGCTACCGTGAACGATGTAACGGACGTGCCGTTCTGAGTCTGTCTGAGTTCGGGGTCGGCGGTCAACCTCCCCATAAGAATCACTGAATTAAGCATTATTAACACTCCTTTTGAGTTCCAAAAATTTCTTTGTAGTCGTCCCGTAGAGCCTTTTTATTCGAGCTTCGGTGCGCTATTTTTCTTCTTTGATTTGCGCTTTGGTTTTGTAGAACGGGCACTCGCCTGAGCTGCACACGCAGTCGGTCAGTACACTGCAACCTTTCGAGCCGTTAGCCAACGCGCCATAAGCAAAGCAGTCAAATTTCTCCATTTTTTACACTCCTCAAAGGTAATTTTTTCCGAAAAGCCTGATAAAGTCATCTTTATCCCAGCCGTAATATGACATCGCTTTTTTCTGCGCTTCGCGGTGCAACTCGTCCATCACCGCCTGATTGTCGTGAACCGCGTTCTTGCCGTACATATGGCAGCCCATGTGACATAGGCGGACTTTCAAGCCATATGCCTCGCTCGCGTGTCGTGCCAAACCGCCAAAACAATGGTGCCAGTCCATAGGTGCGCCCGACCTGCCGCAGAGATAGCAGATATCTTCGTCCACTTGAAGAATCGACCTCATTTCCACATCTCCTTTAATCGGTCAAGTTTTTCGGGGGGCATCGTTTCTATGTCCTGCGCTTTGCACTCCTGCACAATGTTGTCAATCAGCCGGGACATCTGTGCCGTGTCATATGCTGACGAGCCACAAAACAGCTGTACATTCGTGCATTCGGGTATCTTTGACGGGAAAGTTTCGGTCAACCACCCGAGTCCGTTGCGCTCCCACCCGTCGCGGAGCTTGTCGACCGCCTTGTTCTGCACGCAGACGGTCTCAAAGTTATCCCCGATGTTTTTTATAGCGTCTCGATAGATATCTATCATGCTAAGGTGCAGCTTTGCGGCGAGTTTTCCGATGAGCACCCAACAATAGGCGTTCGCGTCGAGACTGCGCTTGCGCTTTTTCTTCTCGACGGTCAACTCATAGGGCTTGTCCGAAGATTTAACCTCCGCCACTATGCGCTGACCTTCTTCGCGGTTTTTGACCTTGAACTTAAGATAGAATCCGTCGGACTCAAAGAGCCAGTCGGCTTTTTCAATCGTCATGACTGCTCCTTTGCCGCTTTAAGCCAGGCGGCTATCTGAGTTTTTGCCCTCTCTGCCAAACTGTCTGATATAGTTTCAAGAGACATGCCCTCAGGGGCTGAAATTTGGCGCATAAGCGCGTTTTCTACTTCGCCTATACTTTTCCCTCTGAGCTTCGCAAACTCACCCATTAGGTCGCGCGTGGCAAGATTTACGGCTTCACGGTTTGTCTTTTCGTCTGCGGGTGTCGACTGGGTGTTCTGAGAGCTGTATTTGCTTCTTCCTGCCGCCCAATAGACATTCGCGCCAAAGCCTAACGCCTTGCAGGCGACGGAAAGCGCGTCGGTGTACGCCATCTTAAAACACTCGTCGGAGGTATAAGCTCCGCTCTTTTCGTTCGATATGTACGACGCGCCGCCGATTCCGAAGATAGGCTTGCTCCACTCGTCATTTTCCTTAACATAGAGGTTGAGCGTGACATGTGCCGTCTTTGTTCCGTCTGCTCCGTCCTCGAGCCAATGTTTGATATCGTCGGTATACCAGCCAATGCCGCAAGCCCCGAATACCTCGGTCAGCTTTTTTATGCGCCACATCGGGTTAATGTCCGTAAATCCCTTGAGACGACCCGCTGCGATTTTCTTCTGTGCGTTGCCGGGCACTTCGCAAACCCTGTTGTAAATTTCAAGATTATCCATGTTGCACCTCACTTAATCTGAATGTTTTGAACTTCCACAATGTCCGCGCCGTCAAACGATTCGCCGGACTTGACCGCCGTTTTGACATCGGTCTTGCTGATTTTCGGGGTAAATGTGACATACTCCGGATATTTTTCCACAAATGCGGCTTCATCTGCGATTACGAGACGTTCAGACTTGCGAAAAGCGACTTTGTTTCTCGCGCTCTCAAAAGAGATTTCACCTCTGCGCTGCATAGAGCGAGACACGCAGCTTTTAAGATAGTCAACGGAGTTTTCTTTTGCTTTTTTTCTCGCCGTCAGAGCTTTTATCTCATCGTCTATCATCTTAGCTTCGCCGGTCAAATTCTTGATAGCACAAATGGTGTTGTCCAGCTTGTCTTTGTAGTCGCCATTGAGCATTTCGAGGGTATCTTCGATAGCGTCCTCCGGGATTGTCCCATCTTCGACAGCGGCGATAAAATTGAGATATTCGCTGTCGAGTTCATAGAGCTTCATCTTTTGGTTTCTCCTTTCATTATCTGGAATAAGTAGTTGATACAGTCGGTGGCTGTCATCTGTTTTATCTGTTCATCCTGTGCCGCCGTTGTCTGAACGGGCGGTGTTTGGTCTGCGTCGTTGTATCTCATATTTTTTCCCTCAGGCGCACCGGAAGTAAAATATAGGTGCTTGAATAGTCCTTGAATACCAACGGAGACACGGGAGAACTGACAAGAAAACTGTCGGTCTCAGCCGCTTTAAGCACTCCGACGAGATATCTCGCGTTGATTCCTATCATGAGGTTTGAATCAGTCTCGCCCGTCACTGAGTCGGTGGCACTGCCTATCGTCGTCCTCACAGACAGTTCAATGGCATCTCTTGAGAGCGACATCTTAACAGGCTGTGTCTCGGTGCTCGCGAGAATCTGAACTCTTTCGAGCGCAGATGTGAGGGCTTTAAAATCCGTCTTGACCGAAGCTGTGTTTTTGGGGATAATCTTGTCCACATCGATTTCCCACGCGATAGACATAAGGCGCGAAAACAGCGTATAATCGCGGGTCTGCGCTATAAAATGTTTGCTTGAGACGGATATCTCGACCGCGTCGGTCGCGTCCGAAAGCTCGAGCAGTGCCTTTGGCAGTATTGTCGCCGTTGCGCTCGGCATCGTGCCCTCTTCGCACGGCATGCTTGACTCGGCGAGTGTGACCCCGTCAGTCGCACAGAGTCGGAGGTTGTCAGAGATGGTTATTCTCACGCCATAATCTTCTGTGGCGGCGAACACGGTCTTTTTAATCAGCTTGACGAGATTCGCTCCGTCAACTCGGCAGGTTGTGCCGTCTTCGGGGGTCGGAAGTTCGGGGTACTGCTCCGCAGGTATGCCTTTGACCTTGAGATTCGAGCGTCCGTTCTGGACGGTGAGAACATCTTCATCCGTTGATAGTGCCGTCTCAAACTTTTGGAGCTTGCCCGCTGCATTTGTAAGAATTTTTGCGTCGGCGATTATCGCTCCCGGTTCCTCTACCATCGCGGGGATATGGACAGATATTCCGATTGTAAGGTTATATCCCGTAACGGTCAGGACTCCACCTTCTGCCGAGAGTAAGAGCCCGTTTGTAGCAGGAGACGGCGATTTGTCAATAACTCTTGCGGCTTTGGTACAAGCCGCCTTGAGGTCGTATGTGTTACAAGTCAGTTTCATTGTTTTGACTCCTTTCTATTCCCTCCATAACTCTCAAGGCACATGGTATAGCAAGGCTGTTGCCTGATGCTTTATATCGATTTCCGTCATTATCAAGCTTGTTGTACCACTTTATCAGCGCATCTTGCGAGGGAACTTTTGTTGCTTTACCTCTGATTGCTTTGTCAGTCATATATACTTTTAGATAAAAATCGTACTCGTCATCGGTCATGTTTTCAATTTTGGGGAGTTGTGTCCAATTGTCGGGATAACCTTGGAGTCTTTCGCATTCAAGCGGAGTTAATCTGCGTGCGCCATTATCAGCAACGGAATAGCTTTCCACGACTACATTACCGCCCTGATTACAACGCGGATCCCCGCCGTTGCAATCAAGGGTTCGTGCGGTTTTGGCTTCGTAGATGCCGCTGTGAGGATTATCCGATTTCATCGAGTTGGAGTTTAAAGAACAGATACTATACGCTAATATTGCGGTATAATCGCTGATATGCCCGTTATGGTCGCCCGTCATCGTAGGGGCTATTCCTCCGCTGCCGTTGCCTCTTGCGTCGAAACAGCTGACATTAACGCCGCTTTCAACGTCGGAGGTAGCTCTTTGCCACGGTTCTCCGCTCTGCGTAAGATACCCGCGCACGCAGTCGCGCTTAAATAATATTTCTTCGGGGGATTGACTTCCAAAACTTCCGACAAGATAGATGCGCTTTCTACGCTGGGGCACTCCCCAAAATTGAGCATCGAAGACTCTCCATGCGACACTGACTGCCCCCCCTCGAACCATTCCCGCTCCGCACCATTTTCCAGATTGAGGCATTGGAACATCGGTTTTTGTGATTTCGCTGAGCACTGACTGAAAGTCTCGCCCATGATTGCTACTGAACGCGCCGGGCACGTTCTCCCAAATAATGAAAGTTGGATATTTTCCATCTGTTGCTGACCTCATCTCGTAAATAATTCTGATTGCTTCAAAAAACAATCCGCTTCGTGTAGTTTCTTCGTCTCCGTGACCCTCGTTTTTCATTCCCGCTCGTTTTCCTGCCACCGACAGATCCTGGCAGGGCGAGCCGAAACTGATGATATCGACCGGGGGAATATCATAGCCATGTATTTCCGTAACGCTCCCAAGATGTTGCATATTAGGGAATCTCATCTTCGTAACGGCTATTCCAAACGGTTCAATTTCCGCCGCCCATATGGGTTCGATTCCCACAAGTGAAGCCGCATACGGGAAGCCACCTATGCCGTCAAATAAACTACCGAGTGTTAATCCCATTAAGCTCCCTCCATTAAGTCGAATAGCGTCGGTGCGCCTATCTGTGCTTCTGCCGCTTCGAGATAGCCCACGCCATCGCGGAAATAGTCGGGGTTAAGCTCGCAGCCGTAGCCCCTGCGCCCCATTTTAACTGCCATATACGGAACGGTCATAAGACCGCCGAACGGGTCATATACAAGGTCGTTTTTGTTGGAATATCTGTTTATTACCCGCTCCACGATATCGAGCTGCAACGGGCATACATGAAGATTCTGACGGCGTCTGCTCTGCGTCGTGTTGAGCGTGCGCATACGGTTAATATCGTCCCATATCTCGTCACTCCAACTGCCCGGAGATACTACCGCGAAAGTAGCAGGGAGATGTCCTTTTTCATCAAGCTCTTTTGCGAGCTTCACGTGGTCTGCGTAGTCATATACCGTTTCACGGGAATATTGACGATACATTCTCTCAAGCACTCGGACGGGCGCGTTCTTGAGCTCTTCGCGGGTGACAAGTCGGTTCCCACTTGACCGCTGATAACCGTTCGCGTCAATCTGCCACTGGGCGCGGGTATAGTCATCTTTGCTTTTGGTGACGGGGACATCTGCATATCCGTCCGTTGTATCGCTCGGAAGTTTTCGGAAAAGCAAGATATATTCAGGACAGCCGACGCCCATCTTTGTGCCGTCCTTGCACTGTTCCGTCCAACCGAGACGATAGGTCTGATTGTTTTCCCTGACAACATCTGTACAGACTGTTATCATGCCGAAATACTGGAAGCCGTGCTTTGTGTAGTGGCTTATGCACATCGCGTGAAACGGTTCAACCGTTGGGAAGCCCGTGCCCGTCACATTTCCGAAGAGAACGCGGTCTTTGACATGGACTGCACAAACCCGGCCGGGCTGTAACACGCGAAGCAGTTCCGGCGTCAAATAGTCCATCTGCTCGAAAAACTGAGCTGTTGTCGCGTTGTGACCGAAGTCGTTGTATGACGGCGTGTATTCGTAGTGATTTGAAAACGGGATTGATGTGTGAATCAGTCCGACGCTATCAGAGGGCATTTTTCGCGTCTCGTCAACACAGTCGTTATTCACGGCGGTGAACCTTTCTCTTTTGATTTCCACTCTCTTGACTCCTTTACTTCTTTTCAGCTGCTCGGCAATATGCGGAGACGAAAGCCCGTATTTTTTAATGATTTCGGACATTTTCTGTGTCAATTCGTCGTGGCGTTTCCACTTTTCGCGGAGCACCTTCCAGATTTCCTCTTCCGCTTGGGTGTAGATGATATCTATAATCACCTTTTCGGTCTGCAAGAAGCGGTGTATTCTGTGGATTGCCTGAATAAAGTCGTTGAACTCGTAGTCTATGCCGACGAATATCGCGCGGTGACAGTATTTCTGAAAATTGCACCCGCACCCGGAGAGGCTTTTCTTCGTGGCGAATATCCTTGTGCGCCCCTCTTGGAAGTCGATAACGCGGCGTTCGCGCTCGTCGTAGTCCATACTGCCAAAGATATCAACCGCCTCGGGAATTGACTTTTTTATCGCGTGGCGTTCCGCTTCGAGGTCGTGCCACAGAATGAAATGTTCATCGGGGCTTGCTGCGTCAATAATCTCTTTGGCTTTAGCTACTCTTGCCGCTATGCTCGAACTTTTCTCCCGTGCCGCCTCTGAAAGTGATGTCGCCGTGTCTCTCAGTAGCTTTATCTGACCGTCGCGGTCTGCGGGCAAGTTTTCCATATCGTCGTCTATGACATGGGTACGGACTTCGAACGGCGGTAAATCGTAACCTGTCGCGTCGAGTCCAAGGTCGGCGGGCGAGCTTAGAAACAGCCCCCACGACGCAACCCATAACCAAAATTCACGCTCCATACTCGGATAGAGCTGCAAGTTGTTGGCTTTTGTTGAATCGCGCTTAAAAAAGCGTGTGAGTGCCTGTCCCGTGTCCATAAGGTCGAGAAACCCTGCGTAATGGATAAGCTCTTTATACCTGTTTGGGCTCGGCGTTGCGGTCGCTACAAGCTTATATTTAATTCCCTTGAATTTTGGAAAGAAAGTTTGATATGTCTTTGAACCGTAAGACCGGAGCACCGCTGCCTCATCGAGGCTAACCGCCGTGAAATATTTCGGGTCAATGTCGCCGTCTCTGACTCGCTCATAGTTGGTCATGAGTATCTGCGCGTCCGAAGCTCTGACCTCGTCCATGCAAGTGACATATACGGGTTCGGGGATATGCAACAGCTCTCTTGCATCGCGGGTGAACTCCTGACGCACGCCGAGCGGAAGCACTATAAGAGCTTGACCGCCCTCATGCTCGGTGACTATGCGGCAAAATTCGAGTTCCTGCACGGTCTTTCCCAAGCCGAAGCGCTCGAACAGTCCGCGTCTGCCACCTCTGACCGCCCACTGAACGGCGAGCTTCTGATGAGGTTTGAGTGCCGGGTTAATCTCGTCGAGCGATATCTCGAAGCCGCTCTCTTTGGCGACTTCTATCTTGTCGTCGAGAAATTCATCATATGTTTTCATTGCTTTTCATTTTGTCCCATGCCGGGGGAACAACTTTCCTTTCTCTTCTTTTTGGGCGAAAATATGGGCACTCCATGTCTGTCGCCTCTATCTCGCGGAACTTGCCAGTGTCGAGCGTGTAGTGGCAAGCCTTATTGTCGTACTCGAGGTCAAATCCGCATAGTCCGGCGAGTCCGACCATTTCGCGGCGGTAATAACAGCGTTTGCAGATGTTTTTCAAGTGCCAATGCTCTGAGTGTTTATGTTTTCCGGGCTTTTGCCACTGCGGTATCTCCTTGCTATCTGTCAGTCCCACGAGATAATCAAGCGAGACATTGAAAAATCGAGCAATCCGAATCGCGAAGATAAACGACACGGAATTTGTGCCGTCGCAATATCGCGAAATAGTGTCCTTGTGGCAACCCACAGCGTTTGCCAGTTCCAACCTCGTCACAGGCGGTTCGTGCTCTTCCATTAACAGCGTAAGTCTATCCGCTATCTTGAATGCTTCAGGAGCGATTGCCGCTATCTCGTACATGGCGTTCAGCTCCTTTCTTTTTGATTCTGCGCTTGAGTGAATCTTCAAAAGCTATCAGCTTGTCCTCGTGAATAAATCCATAGATGATAAGTACGACCGCGACAATTTCAAAGACTGTTTGAATTGCAAATTTCAGTATCATTTCATCATCTCCTCGAAGTTCTTATTTCTCTTTGTGCCCGAATAGACCGTCGAGTTCTGGGCTACTACGGCGAGCATACCGTCCGTGAGCGCATCGAGTTCCTTTGACGCAATATCGGGGGTCTCAGAGATGATTTTTATGACGAGTTTACAAGCTGTTATAATTGCCAGAGCGCTGAGGGGAGTAACTGTCACGAAGTTCACAATGTCTTGCGCGATATCAACCGCCAGTCTTGCGATTGCTACTATATGACCCTGTTTATCGTCCTGCTCGAATGTTGTGTAGAGGTCTTTATATAAGGGTATGTATTTTTCCTGCATTTTCTTTTCTCCTTTACATGTGTATCTTTTCTGCTTTTGTCAGTTCTGCGCCGCTATACTCCGCGAGCTGTTTTGGGTTGATGTAATAGGTATAGCGGTTGCCGTTGAGCTTTATCGCCGTACCTATCGGCAGTTTGCCGCGCTGTAAACCTATTCGTACAAACATCTCGCTCATGCCGAGTATTTGCGCCGCTTCTTTTACTGTGATTTTGCGCATGATATTCGTCTCCTTTCACGACAAGAATTTCTTGACAAAATAGGTCTGACCTTTGCCTGTGACCTTTGTCGTTCGGGTGACTCTCACTGAGCCGTCAGGGTTGTTTATCGTGCTCTCCTTGACCTCAAAGAGGCTCATTTCCATCGCTTTCTGAGTCGGCATGTTCTTGCTCTGACCGTCTTTGATGAGATATCCGTTCTGACGCAACCACTCGAAAAGTCTCTTCTGACCGATGTCAACGCCGTTCTGCCTTATGATTTTCGCAAGGTCGCCGATAAGAATCGAGTTATGTGCCGTCTCTACCGCGTTCGCGAAGAGAACTTTCGGGGCTTGCTCCTTGAGCTGTGCGCTCATTCTTTTGCTCTCGTCAAACATCATCGTAAGAGCGTGTTTCTGATTCGGTTCGAGCTGTCCGAAATAGCTCTCGACGAACTGCGCCGTGTCGTTGACATAGCCGCCTGTTTTACGGATAGCCGGAAGCACTTCCGCCGTTACCCAGCGTTTGAACTCTTTGGCTTTCGGGAGTTTGCTTGAGAGGATAAGGCTGTAAAGACCGCTCTCGTTGATAAGGATAGTTTCCTTATCCTGATTGCCATCGAAAACCATAGCTTTACGCCTATCCTCAGCATCGACATGACGGTTAATATCTCGACTACCGTTTTGGTACCCGAGCACCTCTGTAACATCCTTGCCGACAAAATACGGTTCGTTGTTGATACTTACGGCTCTGACGCTGCCGAATGCGGGGTTGTTAAAGGTTGATATGTTGTTCATTGTGCAGCTCCTTTCATGCAGTTGTTTTATTTCTTTTCGTGTGTTATAATTTCATCGTAGGCTTTCAGGCGTGGTAACACAAAGTTTCAAAAACTCTTACCATAGCGAGCGTTATGTCCGCCAAATCTTCAAGCCTACACTCTTTTGACTTCTGGGCGAGTAGTTGCAGCTGCTCGTTCAGAAGTTTCTCTGCGGTTTCAAACTTTTTCATCTTTTCATCTCCTTTCTCAGTTCATTTCAGGAAAGTGTTAATTACCCACTGCGCCAAAAGTGCCCCGAGCACTCCCGCGAGACTTCCGAGTAAGATTGATACGACTGCTATTCTCGTTTGGTGCTTGCCGTCGCTCTTTCTTGCTCGGATTTCATTTTCCGCGCGTTCAAGCTCAAGGTCTGTCATCTTTTCATCTCCTTTCGTGCGGATTGGCAAAAGTCGCTTTAAAAGCGACTTAATGACCAAAAAAAATAGAAGCCGGATTTTTGATATTGAGAATGTTTATCATGGCTTCTATCTCGTTGCTGTTGAGAATGCCCTTGTTAAGCTTGCGACTAAGCGTAGTTTCGTGTATTCCCATCATCTTTGCAACGTCAGCCTGAGTCATTCCTCGAGCCCGTATTAAACCCTTAATTTCGTTTTTAGCTATCATGTTTCCACCTCCTTTGTCGCTTTTTACGCTACTATGTTATCATCCCATAAAACACTTGTCAAGCGTTTTTAAAAAAATTTTTCGCTTTTTAGTTGACTTTTTCCGCAAATCTGATACAATAGGTCGTGGAGGTGCGAGATATGTCTTTAGGTAATAATATAAAACACGCGCGAAAGGCTGCAGGCTTAACACAAGAGGACATAGCAAAGGAAATCGGTGTTTCCAAACAGACGGTTCAAAAATACGAGAGTGGAGTAATAACAACTATATCCTCTGACAAAATCGAGATAATCGCAAAGCTACTTAAAACAACACCCGCAAAGCTTATGGGGTGGGAGGGTAACTCGTCGCTTAAACTTATTTCCCCGAACATTACAGATGATGTCGTGACTTTCCCGGTTCTCGGTTGCATTGCTGCCGGATATGAAGAAATCGCGGTCGAAGATTGGAACGGAGCAGTTGTGGAGGTTCCCGCGGCTTATCTGAAAGGAAGAGACAAAAAAGACTTCTTCGTTTTGGAAGTTCGCGGCAACTCAATGTATCCGCTCTATCAGGAAAAAGATATAGTGCTTATATTGAAGCAGAATTACATAGACCACAACGGCGATGTCGGAGCAGTCATTTATGACGGAGAATGTGCCACGCTCAAGCGCATTGATGTTTCCGATGATATGGTAAGACTCAGCCCCATCAATCCGGAATATCAGCCAAAAGAGCTGCGAGGCGCGGATTTGGAAATGTATCATATTCTCGGCGTTCCTCGCATGCTCATTCGAGAAATAAATTAAAAATCCCGCAGGAGAGACCTTAT